AGCAATGAGAATGATGTTAATATCGGCCTTCTTGACCCGGAAATTATTTGGTTAGTGCCTCCGGAGGATAGGGAAAAATTCCAACAAATTTACATTGAATTTGCTAGTTTAATGATGCAACTACTCAAACCCACGCTAGATAGATATATTGGCACCACCAATGAGCCTAAAACCCTTCATTGCTTGAAGGCAGACGTGGAAAATGGACTGCAATCTTTGAAGCAGCATTGCGGATATACGTATAAAGATATTCTGCTTATGATGCTCCTCGAAGGCGAAGAGGAGCGGAAACAGATTATCAGCAAGGTTTTGCAGTTGCAACCAGTGCCGATATTTCACATTCGGGGTTGTTGGGAATTAAAGCCAGTCCCCTAAGTAATTAGGGGCTTTTTTTATTCTTCCAGGACTTTCAAATACTGATTAAGTACGTTAAAATATCGAGGTAAGGGTACATGCTTCCCCTGCTCCCAGTTGCGGAGTGTTTTCGGGTCCACGCCTATAGCCAGGGCCATTTCCTCTTTCGTAAGGCCATGATATAGACGGGCTTTGGTAATACGCTGGCCCAGGGTGTTCTCTGGTAATTTTTCAAAACAGCCCAGGTAAGCGATAGGGACGCCCAAGGCTTTGGCCAGTAATCGTAAGTTAGGCAGCGCAGCATTGAACTTATCCGCCTCCAAATTCCCGATGGCAGTAACGGATAATCCGGTAGCTGTTGACAGGTCGCGGATGGTCATATTCTTCGCTACCCTAGCCTGCCTTAAACGAGCGCCTGGGCTATCTCCTGACCACTGGTGGCCCAATAACCACGGCGGCATTTTTGCCCGCCGAACCACAGAAAGGTCAAGGATATTCTCTGCACGCTTGGCGGTTCGTGAAACAACCTTGGAGAAAGTGTATCGAGCGGTAACTACTGCCCGGGGACGCCCATTGTCTCCGGGTTTTGTATCTATAATTATTTCCTTCACCAGTGCTCGAACAATTTCCCGACGCACTTCAAATGGCGGATTAGCCTCCAGTTTTGCCTTCAGGTCGGCAAGCAGTTCCTCGGCAGAATTAAACTGCTGGGCTAGCCCTTCCTCAGCCTCGATTTGCTTTTCCAGGTCACGGGCCCGCTGGTCCAGAGACGCCTTTTCCCGGGCAATCTGTTGCAGCTGCTGTTCTACATCCACACTTCCAATAATGCGCTTTCTGTAGAGGTCGAGAATGCTTTGTTTCTCGGCCTCTTTTTCTTTTGCGGCGTTCCTGACCATTTCCAGTTCTGCGGTCAGGGCCGCCTTTTGCGACTTCCTTTCCTCCATGCTGGCGGCCAGTTCCTTAATGGCGTCACCCGGGTTATTGATGAAATCCACGCAAGCCTGCCACACCATGTCCTCGATCCATTCCTGAGGGACGTTCTTTGATGTACACTTCCCGTCTAGTGGGCCACGGTAAGCCGTTTTGCCGCCGCAGACGTAGTAAGACTTAGGTTTTCCTCCAGGGCCACCGTAGGCAGTGCCATGGTAGGTCAGACCGCAGACCCCGCACTTGATAAGACCACGTAGCAGGTATTGCCGCTTGGCATTCTTCATGGCCTCCAGCTGGTTGTCACGCAGAACCTGCTGGGCTTTTTCCCATGTTTCTTCGGTTACCAGTGCAGGAACTTCCCTGGGTATTAGCTCGCGCTTTTTATTGGTTCGCTTGCCATAGTAATGGATGCCTTTGTAGGTAGTGTTCACTACCATGTTCCGGATTCGCCCGGGCCTCCATATACCTGCGGTGTTGACCTTGCGCTTTCCTCGTTTTATTTGTCGACCGTCCTTAGTGTAAGACGGCGGCACACCCAGGGCATTCAGGTAATCAGCCACCTTGATGGTGGAATAGCCCTGGTCTGCAATAAGGCGGTATATCAGCCGCACCACGTCGGCTTCGCTCATGTCCATGCCAGGGAGCGGGTCCTCGTTAATCTCCAGATATCCTTCTTCGTTGACCCGGTACCCGTACGGCACTATACCACCCAGCCACTTCCCCGCGCGGGCGGCACGGTTGGCACCGTACCACATGCGCTCAAGGATGGTCTCGCGCTCTAAATCGGCGACGCCGGCCAGGATGGTCAATAAAAAGCGACCATTGGGGTCGCCGGTGTCAAATGGTTCTGTCATGCTGCGGATTTTAACGCCATGCTGCTCCAAATCATAGACGGCATTCAGAATGATGCGGGCAGACCGTCCCAGACGGTCCAGCCGGTATATTAGGAGCAACTCAAACCGGCCGGCCTTGGCATCCTCCAGAAGACGGCGTCCTTCTTCCCGCATTTCGAGCGGGATTGTTCCTGTCACGCCATCATCTCGATACCACTCCACTACGTCTAGTTGGTGAAGGTCACAATATTTCCTGGCAAATTCCAGCTGGTTCTCAATGGTCCCGCGTTCAGCCTGGTCCTCACTGCTTACGCGAGCATAGACGGCTACCCTCATTTTTTCACCCCCTTGTATTTCAGGTATTCCGATAAAAACTGTTCGATCCATTGTTTGGTCTGATCATATCTTTGCTGCAGTTCTTCGTTGCTCAAATCGCCCTGTTTGGCGTGATATAAATTACCGGTGCGCTTGCCACTTCGCGCCTTGTCCAATTTCCTACAGATAACCTCATAACGATAGTGGTGAACGTAAAGGAAATGGACATGGTGGAACTTCCTGCCCGTCCAACGAATAAACCGTTCAAACGTAGGGTCATTGTCACGCTCATTGCTGTAAGTAAGGCAATAGAACGGACGTTCTTTGAGTATGTGGTTATAAATATCCACATATTCCTCCCAGCGGTCAGTCTTATCCAGGAGCTTCAAGAGAAAGTCGAGCAGTTTCATTTCGTATTGCTCATAGACCTCTCTTTTAAATGCAGCCTTTTTGATTTCCAGATAATGAAGCAGCATGCCCACCGTGTTAAGGGCACGCTCATAGTCCCGTGTTGCCATGACCAGCCATTGAACTGATAGCCACACTGGGTCAGACAATACGACCTTGAACTTTCGTTCAAAGTCGCCATCCAGGATTAGAGAATTTTGCCCGTCCATGTCACATAACCATCGCCTGTAGTTTATCCCGGATATCCGGCAGGGCCATGCGGAAGTCCACCATATCCTCCGTCACATCGAAATGCTCTGCCAGCTCCCAACGCTCATAAATACCCTTTCTAAAGGCAAGACGGAGCTTGTCCAGGGGCATCAAGTGCAAGGCCGCCCAGCGCATAGCGCGGTATTCTACTCTGCTTATCTCGAGACGGTCCCTGTAGTGGAACAACGTTAGGGGAATGGAGTTGCCCGTACTGGTGAAATGGTGCCCTAGTTCCTCAGCCAACACGCAGCGGAAATGTGCTCTGCTCTCAAAAAGAGACCTTGCCAGCCCAATAACCGGAGGCAATCCTGGGAAAGACCAATAAACCGCCTCCAAAGGCGGCCGAAAGTCCCAATACTCAACGACGATTCCATGCTCGTCCGCCATTTTCAGTAGCGAGAACGGCATGGCTATTCCCTTCCTTTACCGTACTTCCTTAATATGAATTCCTTGAATTCTTCGAGGGACTTCCTGGCTTCCTCGGGCAGTTCAGACATTGGGTCATCTGATCTGTGGGCGGCTATGGTCTCTATACCATTATTAGATTTTTCCTTGTCGAGCTTATAACTTCCGTCTATTCTCTTGGTGCCGTCTAATGTAGTGCGCCCAAGAAGATAGTCAACAGAAACATTAAAGACTTCGGCTAAACGAATTAACGTTTCATAATCGGGCTGCCGCTTACCTGATTCGTAAAATGAAACGGTCGATTCCCCTATTGATAACAACTTCGCTAGTTCGGCTTGGGTTAACCCCTTTTCTTTTCTAAGTTGTCGTAACCTTTTACCAAAGTTCATGGTTATCACCACCTATTAATATTATACCTTGCAAATAGCAAAGTTTACAGATGGCAAGAACAAACTTTGCAAAAACGAAATTTTATCTTGACAAAGTGCAAAGTCGAGTTTATAATCGAATTAGAACTTGGCGAACAGCAAAGTTAATGGAGGTGATGGCATGAATAAGCTAAAACAATTCCGCGAAGAAGCTGGTTTAACCCAAAAGCAAATTGCTGAAAAACTTGGTGTTTCAGAAAGTTACTATTGCCAGCTTGAAAACAACAAGAGACGGATGTCTTTGCAATTAGCATTAGACATTGCAGCTATTCTGAAAAAAACGCCGAATGATATTTTTTTACCCAGTAACTTTGCGGAACGCCAAGAACAAAATAAAAATTCGGATGCCTTTGATGCCACTGGAACCGAATGATTGGAGGTATATCTGTGCACGACAAGGTGTTTGAATACGAGAACCACTACGCAATGAAAAAGAACCGTATCAAAGTACTAGAAAATAGCCGCTTTACATGCCAATACTGCGGCGGGACTGCCACAGAAGTTCACCACAAAGACGGATCTAAAAATAATCACGCACCAGATAATCTAATTCCAGTTTGCCACAAATGCCATATGCAAATTCACGCTGACGAAAATAGCGCTCCACGATGGGACACTGAAATGATTTTAGTTGCCATGATGCAACATGGGTTAAACAAAGGCGAGCTTGCTGCGCGAGCAGGCATTACTCGCCAGACTATAACTCGGCTACTAAAAACGGGCTTAACCAAAAATAGCACCATGAAACGAATAGCGAACATATTAGGATATCCAATTGAAGCATTTCTCTTACCGAAAGAGGCCTTTAAACTCAGTCAACTCGAAAAACGTGCGGCAACTATCAACGATATCAAGCTGGCTATTGAATGCAAACTGGAAGCGGTACAAGACCCTGTTCTTCACAGACGCTATCACATTTGGATCGCCAACGATATTAAACGGCGTTTTGGAGTCAGATCATATTTTGATGTTCCCAAAGAGCGCATCGACGAAGCTATCGAGTTTATTAAACAGTGGGCAATTCCCGGTACCAATAATCAAGAGGCGGCCACCACCGAGGCCGTAAACCAATAACTCATTAAAGGAGGTGATCCCTATGTTATCCCAAGACGCAATGGCTACCGCCCGCGCAGAAGCCCTTGCCCACATCCGGAAAGCCTCCCTTGTTAGGGAATTGGCCACCATCATGGCAGGTTCGAAGCGGGACAATTGGCCGGTGAAAATTAAGGTTTGCGCCGGCGAGTATTTCGAGGTCTCCGGTCGTTATACAAGATTTGACCTCTACCTAACCGAGACCAATGCCGGTTATCTGGTGTCAATCCCCAATCATAACAGGTGCGGTCACGTGCCTGCAGACTGCAGCGCCTACGACGTCATGGACTATGTCGGGATTGAAAACCAGGTCGATGCCACTACTTTGGCGGCGGCTATTCGATATCTGGTGTCCGCAGGATTAGCGTGCAGTCACCCTTCACCATCAATGCTACCAGAGAAAGAGGGTGATAAATAGCCGGCCGGCTCTACAAATGGGACAGCTCGAAATGCCCTAACTCTACTGGGAGGAGGTGATAGGGATGTCAATCGGGCAGGCTCTACGGGAAGCCAGGGAGCGACGAGGCTTGACGCAGGAAGCTACCGGCCAGGCTGGTTACATCAGCGGGAAAATGGTTTCGGCCATTGAGTGTGGGAGGCGGGCAGTCGGGCCGGACGTGCTGGAGCGGCTAGCCACAAAACTGGATTATCCCAGGCTTTACATGGAAGCAGCAGCCGATGTCACAGGCGGAGTTTATGCCTCACCTTGGTTAGACGGCGACGGAGTGGACCTGCATCGGACGAGTGTCTGGGCCAAGACCTGCGAGGAGCTACAGGAAGCCATTAAGGTTGTGTCGGCGGCCGACGTGGTGAACGCCCCGAGCCGGGCCGACGAGGCTCACCGCCAGGCTGTTCACGACAGCATGATCCAGGCCCTCGACGCCAGGGTAGCCATCGACCACTACCTGGCGGTTATGTGCGAGGAATATGGCTTCAGCATTCTGGCGGTTTATCAGGAACATCGTCAGAAATTAGAAAGCCGAGGCTATACCAAGCCCCGGCCAAAAAGAAAGAGCGCCCTGTAAGCGCCCATCCGAAATTATCCTACCCCTATTGTATCACGCCTAACAGGCTGGCACAAGAGGGGAAATGAAAGGAGGCCCGCAGAGTGGCCAGACAACCAAAAGATTTTGAATATCGAGCTGAATATGATCCTGACATGGCCAGAATGGTCAAGGCCCTGCGGGTTCTCCTGGACTTCAATCCAGGAAAGGAGAATGACCATGGAACAGGCTCAAGCAACATCAGACAGGTGCATGAGGTGCAACCGAATTTTAAGCAATCCCCACTCCATAGCCAGGTCCCTCGGGCCGGTGTGTTATAAGAAATCCGGCGGCGGGGTGTTCGATGCCGATTTACAGGCGGATGAAAAAGAGTGGGCCCGCCGGGAAGAGCTGCTAAAAGCCGGCGGGGAGATTGACCTGGGCGTCAATTGGGATTATCCCGATCCCGGAAACATGATCAGAGGATACAGCATGCGTGTTAGCGTGCGTTTTAAAGACGGGGCCTTCGAGGCCTATGGATGTCTGTATAAGCCTGGCAAGGAAGAGGAAGTTGTCTTTGCCAGAGGCCAAGACTTGAAGGTTATTTATCGCGAGGCTATTGCTGCTGGTCCAACTGCTACGGCCCAGGCGTACCAAGCCAGAAAGCAGGCCTTCAGGCAAGCCAAACGAGCAGCCCGCAGGGCGAGTTAGGGGGAGAAAAGATGATTAAAGGCTACAAAGGCTTTGGCAAAGACATGAAATGCAGGGGGTTTCAATTCCAAGTTGGCGGCGAATATGAAGAGTCCGACGCCATCGCCTGTGAAAAAGGATTTCACTTCTGCGAGTTCCCGTTTGATGTATTTAACTACTATCCTCCATCAGATAGCCGCTACGCGGAAGTGGAGGGCGACGGAAAGATATCTAAACACGATGACGATAGTAAAGTGGCCTGCACCAAGTTGCGCGTCGGGGCCGAAATCGGGCTTAGTGGTCTTATTTCCGCGGGTGTGAAGTTTATTCTTGAGAAAGTTGATTGGAGTAACAAAAAGGAATCGAACACCGGGGATTACTCGGCGGCCACGAACACCGGGGCTCGCTCGGCGGCCACGAACACCGGGGATTGCTC